CGAACATGACAACGACAATTTTATACGACAGTTGACAATTACATCGTATGAACCAGACCTTACTAGCTTTCCATCTGATGTGACATATGTTGAAATAACGCAAGAATTGCACGACAGTATGCATGACTACTTACGTTATAAGTACAACTCTGATGGAACTGTCACAGAAGTTGATCACAATAATTATATGTCTCAATATCAAAGATGGAACCGCCAGCAGTTATTGGAAGAAACGGATATTTATGCGGTAGGTGATCGTCCTATGTCCGATGAAATGAGAGCTTATCGTCAAGCATTGCGGGATGTACCGCAGCAAGAAGGCTTCCCAGATAATGTAGTGTGGCCCACAAAACCAGAGTAATTTGCAATGAAAAAAGTAAAATACTCGTGCTGGCAACCAATGGTGAATGGTGTTCCAGTTACAGGATATCATTTTGATGCAGAGGATTGGCTTAATCTTTGGACCCAATATCCTGCTATTAAAACAAATAAATGGTATAACAGCTTGCCAAATCGAACAAGTGAAGTTTTTAATCGGGCGAAAGCAAAGATTGAAAAGATGAGGCGTGACAGATTGGGTTTACAAAATAGCTACCTAAACCCCACTGTAAACACAGCACGTATTTGTCCAAATATTCGTGAGTTTTTATCCAGATGTATGGTTGTTCGTGCGCCTATGGATATGCACTTTGCAAGGGCAGAAGGTAACTTAGGTCACCACTATGGTCATGATTACTATTATGAAATGGAGATTACTGACCCACATTTATTTCATTCAGAATCGCATGAGCCTGTGCAATTTAGGTCGGATGCATGTAATACTTTCCAAGATCATATAAACATAAAGATCCCTACTAGGATCGCACTGGATTTGCCAAAGGGAATGCAATGTATGTTTTTGCAGCCTTTTTATGACAATCCAAACGCACCGTTTCAGCAAATTCCTGGTGTATTTACGGAGCCTTTAAACCATGCGGCAAACATAATTGTAAACTGGATGGTACATAAGGATGTAGAAGATTTTATTGTCAACAAGGGTGATGCGTTAATGTATGTGTACTTCCCTGAGCGTGTGAAATTTGTGAAGCATGACTCACAAGAGGGTATGATAAAAACTAAATGGAATAAGCCCAAAGGCTTAGTTTCAACAGAAGTGCAAAAGAAATGCCCGATGGAGATTAAATAATGGGAGAAACCAATGATACGACAAAATTGGAGAATGTGGCCTAGCTCAATAAATGTTTCTACAATATTAGAACAGCCAGAAACAAAGAAAGTAAATCAAGCGTCTACGTTTGGTGGGGAAAATCTAGAATATCGTCGTAGTCGCGTAGCCTGGCTCACAGGTAATCAGGAAGTGCAATCTCTTCTTGAGCCATATGTAGCAGAGGCTAGAACAATTATGGGCATTAATGTAGAATTCAATGCTGAGATGCAGTTTACAGAATATCACGCCTCAGAAGGTGGCAAGTATGATTGGCATCATGATGTAGATTGGAACAACAATGACGGTACAGATCGCAAGCTATCATTGACGGTGCAGTTAAGTGATCCATCTGATTATGATGGTGGAGATTTTGAGTTTTCAGAAGTTGAGCAACTGCCAATAGCTGCCAAAAAGCAAGGGACTGTTATGGTATTTCCTAGCTATCTTGCACACAGGGTTACACCCGTAACTAGGGGCGTTCGTCGATCTCTCGTTGCTTGGTTCTCTGGTCCAACATGGCGATAATATATCAGATAAGCCTACATGGTTCTGCATTCGATGTTCGAGACTTGTCGTGGCAGGAGGCTAAATCACAAAGTGGGTGCAAGCCAGATGCAGAATGGTTGGACCCTATACACAAACGATCTTTGTTAAAGGGGGAGTTTGGCTGCGCGGTAAGTCATTTACGTGTATGGGAGCGAATAGTTCAATCGAACTTAAATGGGATTATCTTAGAAGAAGATGCTGTCTTTGATTCTATTGATGTTGGGCATGTAGATTCTTTATTGGCAAGATGTGATAGCGTATGGTTGGGTTATCGCTGGAATGACATGGGATATTGGTACAACTGTCATGCTTATGCGCTATCCCCAAGAACAGCAAAGCACTTGATCGAAGGCTTTAAAGATAGCATTATACCTGTAGATGAGTGGGTTCCTTCTAAGCTGAAGGGTAAAAATAATTACTTCTATAAAGATGAAGTGGTCAAACAAATCCCACGAGACATTAGGCCGTCTACAATAGAGGAGACAGAAGTGTTAAGTGGTGGGGTAAATTTTAAGATTGTGACTGTTGCTACAGAGCCAGAAAAGATGTGGGCTTTAGAGCAGTCAGCAAAGAAGTACGGGGTAGAAGTACATAACTTAGGTAAAGATCATCCTTGGAGAGACCCTATGGATGGGCTTGCTGGGATGCCAAAGATACAACTTGTGAATGAATACTTGGCTACTTTGCAGGACGATGATGTGGTCTTGTTTATGGACGGGTACGACACGTTCTTTGCAGATGATCCTAAAGTTGTTTTAGAAAGATACTTACAGTTTGGCGCTGATATTGTGTTTGGTGCTGAAAGCGAACACTGGCCTTTAGTTGATGATGAGTTCATGCGTAACAAGTGGCCTGATACTGGGACACCTTACAGATATTTAAACAGCGGTCTTTACATTGGCAGAGCTAAAGCTCTTCACGCATTTATTTCACAGAATGCGCCTAACGAATCAAACAAAGATGACCAGCTTTACTGTCAGTTGAGATACCTCAAAACGCTGCCGCCTCAAATAGTGGATAAGGGTTATCGTTTCCCATACACAGTAAAGTTAGATACTGAAGCGTACATCTTTCAGAACCATGAACCAAACATACGTGTCGTAGAGGGGCAGCTTTGGAACGATGTTACAGGTTGCTGCGGCTGCATATATCACGGCAATGGCGGTGCGGATGCAAAGGCTCTTTTTGTTTCTATGGCTAAAAGGTTTGGTCTAGTTGAAAGGGCACAGCCTGTAAGTCCGTACTATTTAACTTTGGACTATGATGAAGTTGGCCCAGATATTCTTGTTACTGATTTCCTATCTCAACGGCAATGTGATTTCTTAATTCAGAAATCTGAAAGCTATGGCGGCTGGAGTCAAATGGATGGGGATAAGTTCCCCGCTCAAGAGATACGCATTCGCAAGATGGGTTTGTGGCACGAATATGAAAGGCTGTGGGCAGAAAAGCTGGCAAAGATATGTGAGCAGTACTGGACCCCAGAAGCTTACGTTGGTTTACGCGATGCGTTTACTATGAGGTATTCTATGGACACACAGACAACTCTGGGTCTGCATACAGACGCTTCATTGTTTACTGGTAGCGTAAAGCTTAACGACAATTATTCTGGGGCCGAACTCATATTCCCACGTCAAAACTTCACAAACAAAGACGTTCCTGTAGGTAAGTGTATATTATTCCCAGGCATGGTAACTCATGGGCATTCAGTCAATGAGCTTTTGGAGGGCGTTAAGTACAGTCTCACTATGTGGACGAGCAGGTACAAAGGCGACCTAAATGAATAAGTTTTTTGTTGAGATTGGCGCTGCTAATTTTGATACTCTCCTGCCCTTAGCCCAGATGGGTTGGAGCGGAATTGTTGTAGAGCCTGTGCCTCGTCTTTATGAAGAATGCAAAAGAATGTTTGCTAATTATGATGTCACAGTGGTTCAAGCTGCTGTGTCTGATTACAATGGGGAAATAGACTTTGCAGTAGCACGAGATGACGGCTCTTGGTTGTCTGGGTGTTCTCATGTCGTAAGTGATAATCACTTAGGTTACAAACTTAGCACAAGTCCAGACAGGGTCGGTGACTTTGACGAAAGAATAGTTGTTCCTTGCATTACGCTAGACACATTATTGCAGGGCGTAGATTCCGTAGACCTTATGAAAGTAGATGCCGAAGGCCATGAAAACAATATCTTTAATAGATATTCGTTTCGCATAAAGCCTTCAGTTGTAAAGATTGAACACAAGCACATAGATGACAAGTTGCTAGTCAGAAATTTAGAATCCAATGGGTATTTGGTTTGGACGGAAAAAGATGATATATATGGGATAATCTAACAAAGGACACTTTGTATGCTTACCCAACGCCCCATAGCCAGCGCCCCGATAGGCGCGTCTGGTAATTCTGCTTTCAATATTGATTTGGTCAGCGGCACCTTTACGCTCAGTATGCATGGTGCTGCAAAGCTAATTACAAATGTCAAAGAAACAGGCGTATTTACCTTAGACGGTAGAGCTATAACATTCACAATAGCGCTGAATGTAAACGCCGACTCTGGTTCGTTTGCCTTAACTGGACAAGACGTGAACCTAAGACGCGGCAAGGTTATGACCGCTGATAGCGGCTCGTTTACTTATACGGGCTATGCTATTGGAAACCAAATAGCGTTGAGTGTTGACCTAGCGTCAGGCACATTCACAATAACTGATCAGGATGCTGCAGTAACCGCACAGCTAAACATGGATGCGGATTCTGGTACGTTTACTTATACTGGTCAGACTATCAGAAGGCAGCGTACTGAGGTAACTCAATCAGGAACCTTCACACTTACAGGACAAGATGTAGGCACCCGAATAGCCTTAAATGAATCTCTTGAGGCTGGCTCCTTCTCCATAACAGGACGAGATATAACTGGCGATATAACTGAAGTTGTTACGTCTGGTTCATTTACCTTAACTGGTAATGATGCTGATTTCGCAAAGGCAATGAATATAGATGCGGCTTCGGGATCGTTCTCTCTTGCGGGTCAGGATGCTTCATTTGCTATAGCAATGAATGTCGATTTGGACTCTGGTACGTTTGTTCTTACTGGGCAAGATATTACCGAAGACATTACTGAAGTCATAGAGGCTGGATCATTTATCCTTACAGGGCAAGATGCTTCTGTTAATGCGCAGCTAAATATTTCTGCTGATTCAGGTTCGTTTACACTGACAGGCCAAGACGCGACATTTGTTGTTGCCATCACTATGAGCGCAGAGAGTGGAACATTTGTTCTAACTGGTCAGGATATACCGAAGTCCATCTCAGAACTCCTAGAGTCTGGAACATTTACATATACTGGTCAGGATATATCGTTCAAGCAAGGTGTGTTCTCTGGCAGCTTTGAACTTGTTGTTGGCTTATCAAGTGTCACTGTCTATGGTGAACTTATCCCAAGTCAGAATCCAAACTATACAGATATAACAAATTCAGATGATCCAAACTGGCAACTTGTTGCTTAAAACTCAAATTGCACGTATACTTTGTGCAACTCAAATTAGTTCAATAGAACTTTAGAGAAGGTTCGATATGGCTTCATATACAAATATCAGTGGCGTCAAACTTATAACAACTGGCGATGAAGCTGGTACGTGGGGGGCCAGTACAAACACAAACTTAGAGATATTAGACGCTGCGTCTAAAGGTTTTAAGAAGATTACCATGACAGACGCAGACTATACTCTGCCTCTGGACAACAACCCTAGTGCCGTTGAGAATGGTCATTATGCAGGTATTGAGTTTGCTGGTGCCAACTCTGCCGAAAGAACTATCACACTAGAGCAAAACGATCATACACTTGTATATACGTTCCTTAATAACACAGGTCAGAACTTAGTTATTAAGCAGGGCGATGGGTCTGGTGGAACGGTTACGATAGCTGATGGCTTTAGTGCTATGGTATTCTGTGATGGCGCTGGCACTGGGGCAAAGGTTACGGATGTATCTTCGGCAGCTAAGGCTCAAGCTTTAGCAAACTCAAGAAACTTTTCTATTACTGGTGATATCACAGCGGCAGCGGTTGCATTTGATGGCACGGGTAACGTGGCTTTAAGTGCTGCAATAACAGCCGATACGATTGTAAACGCTGATATCAAGTCGGACGCTGCGATTGCAGACACCAAGCTGGCAACAATATCTACAGCAAGTAAAGTCTCAAACTCAGCTACGACTGCAACGGATGCTAACACTGCGAGTGCTATTGTTGCGCGGGACGCTAGTGGAAACTTTAGTGCTGGAACAGTTACCGCAGCTTTAACTGGTAACGTCACAGGTAACGTGACGGGTAACGTGACTGGTAATGTTACAGGAGATTTAACAGGTAATGTGACGGGCAATGTGACTGGATCGTCTGGCTCAACAACAGGAAACGCCGCTACTGCCACAGCGTTACAGACCGCAAGAACTATTGCGGGCCAATCTTTTAATGGAACCGCAAATATATCAATAGCTCCAACAGACTTAACAGGCGTAACTTCTACCGCAGCAGAGATAAACATCTTAGATGGAGCAACTCTTACGACTACTGAGTTGAATTATGTGGATGGAGTTACATCTGCAATTCAAACTCAGCTTGATGCTAAAGCCGCTTTAGCTGGTGCCAGTTTTACTGGAGCTGTGGATGTAGACGCTGCCGTAACGGCAAATAGCTTTGCCCTTGATAATGGCGCAAACGACTGGACGTTCGAAGTTTCTTCTAACAAGCTAATTATTAAATATAGTGGCACCGCCAAGATGGAACTTGATACATCAGGAAACTTAAAGGTCACTGGTGATGTGACAGCATTTGGAACAATAAGCTAATGGCTCTACCCTCTTCAGGCACAATATCTTTAGGTGACATCCAAACTGAGTTTGGCGGCACTAATCCTATTAGTATGTCTGAATACTATCGTGGGGGTTCTTTTGTTACCGACAACAACACTAATGTGCCAACATCTGGAACCATAGATTTCTCTGATTTTTATGATGGGGTAAAACAGTTTAGTTACACATTCTCTTCCAACACACAAGAGGTTGATTTAAACACCACTCTTACTTCTGCTGGATGGAATGGGTCCGACGTTGTTCTCGTAACTATAAACAGCGGCGTTTATATTTGGTCAGATAGTACATCAACGGCTGCTTTAACTATTTCATCTGCCCTGAATGGACTGCTTACCATTACAAACAACGGGTATATTATTGGTCGTGGTGGCGGCGGCGGTACTGGGTCAAGTGGCGCATCGCAAAACGGGGCAAATGGTGGTGCAGCTATATCTAATAGTGCAACGGGTGTCACGCTAACAAACGCTTTAGGCGCATTTATTGCGGGGGGTGGCGGCGGCGGCGGTGCGGCAGCGCGAAATGGTCGTGTTGCAGGTGGCGGCGGTGGCGCGGGTGGCGGAGCAGGGGGCGCAGGTGGGTCACAGGCAGGTGGTGCAGGTGGGACAATTGGACTAGCAGGAAGTAACGGCGTGGATGCAGGCGGTC